AGATCTAGCTCATCCAACATCACGATTAACATTCCTAAGCTAGCGGACTCTATTAGCGTCCGCAGTGATGGAGATATTGATAAGATAGCCGCTGCCCTTGCTAACAAGTTAGAGAAGGTATCACAGAACTTAGGAGGTGGTGAGATTGGATATTCTTATTAAGTGGAATGATGACAAGGAAAGCTTACAGTTTCCTGTCAATCCTTCGTCATTCAGTCAAGGACTATCGCAAAACAACACATCACTATATATACACGACTTTGGAGAAATGAATCTTAAGGGCAAGCGAGCCCTTAAGACAATCTCCTGGTCTTCATTCTTTCCGTCAAGAGATTATTACTTCGCAAAAGTTCCTTATAAGGAGCCTTACGACTATTACATTAAGAAGTTGAACTCACTCCTCGAAAAGAATACGACGGTGCATCTTGTTATTACCGAGACGGATATCAATATGTATGCTACTATCGAGAGCTTTGCGCACGGTGAGGAGGAGAAGAACGGGGATGTATCGTACAGTATTGACTTCAAGGAATATAGAGTGCCTACCTCTAAGAAACAGGCTTCAAATAGAGCAAGCTCGTCGGCAAGCACAACCAAACCGAAGAGCAAGATTACTTATACATGGAAGAAGGGCGATACTTGGCCTAAGGTTTGTAAGAAGAAGTTAGGCACTTCTAAGAACTTTAAGAAGGTCAGGAAAAACAACATAAGCGTTATCAAGAAAGCCCAAAAGGCATTCATGAAGAAGCATCCGCACGAGGGTGCGAGCGATGGAATTATTCTTGTTGGCTATAAGGTGGTGCTTAAGAAATGATTAAACTGTATCACAAAGCTAAAACGCTACCCTTTTCGTCGCTTACTTGGTCTGGAACAGATAACCAGGCAAGCAGGCAGATAACTTTTACTCTTCCGAGTAACCCATATGACAAGAACTTTAACAACCCATCGGTTAAGCTTGGCGATATCGTTCAGCTTTACGACGGCGACAAGGAGTTATTCGTTGGAGTGGTTACGACGAGAGAGCGTACCGCAGAAGTCGGTGTTGGTACTTATACCGCAAGAGACTTCATGCATTACCTACTTAAATCTAATATGACAAAATCATATAAGAATAAATCTCCGGAGAAAATAGTTACTTCGGTATGTACGGAAGTAGGAGTTAAGACGACGAAGCTTGCCAAGACGGGAGCCAATATCAAGAAAATGGTATGTGAGAATATGTCTTGCTACGACATCATGATTAAGGCCTATCGTAAAGCAAAAGCCAAGACGGGCAAGAAGTATATGCCTGTTATGGTCGGTAAAAAGGTGAGCGTTGTTGTTAAGGGTACGGATTGCGGTGTTACGCTAGATCAGACGACCGATATCACATCCGCAACCTATACAGACTCGACGGATAACATGGTTAACCTGGTTAAGATCTACAACAACAAGCGCAAGAAAAAAGGTCAGGTTAAGCACCAGAAGGACATTAAGAAGTACGGAGTATATCAGCAGATATACACTAAGGAGAAGGGCGTTGATGCTAAGTCCGCGGCTAAGGCAATGCTTGTCAGTGTGACCGAAGAAGCAACCGTTGAAGCAATCGGTAATATCAAATGTGTTGCCGGTAAAGCTGTTAAGATTAGCGACAAGGCTCTTGGGTTAACGGGTAAGTTTTACATTACCGGAGACACCCACACATTCCAGAACGGTATACACACCATGACGCTAGAGCTGTCGTGGACTAATACAATGGAGGTGGTATCTTGATTAACCCATACGAGAAAATAATTAAAACTATGCGAGAAGAAGCGGGAAGGAATACACCCAGAACGCTTCAACTCGGAGAGATGATATCGTTAACGAGTGTAGAGATTGGTGAGCTGACATTTGAGGATGATGAGCTTTTGTTCAGCGAGCATCTCTTACACGATAGCGTGACGAAGGTAGAGAAAATACATGACACGGAAACCATTGAAGAAGAGCCGGTCATGGTTAACACGATTGAAAAAATAAATAAATTAAAAGCAGGTGATACCGTCCTATGCTTTGTGATAGACGACGAGACCTGCGTAATAATCGATAAGGTGGTGAGTGTATAATGTTTCCATTTGATATTGACGACGCAGAGCTTGATGTTGAGGTAGAAGATGACAAAGAGCCTAGCGATTACGAGATTGACTTTGAGACAGGTAAGTTAACCGGTAGGATCATAACAGGACTTCCTGCTATTAAGCAGTGGGTAATGATTGTACTCGGAACCGATAAATACTACTACACTCAATACTCATGGGATCATGGATGCGAGCTGAGAGACCTTATCGGTAAAGGTTTTAAGCAAGACTACATCGAAAGCGAAGTGAAGCGTATCATCACAGATGCGCTAAGCATGAGCAATGACATCCAAGGCATAAGTAATCTTGAGGTGTCTTATGAGGGCGATACGCTAACTGTTGCCTTCACGATAGATACAATATACGGAAGTGAGGAGGTAATGGTAGATGTTTGATGATAGGCTTTTCGACATCATCATGGAAGAAATGGTGTCCGAGTTCGGACCCGAGGTCAGAACAGACGAGGGCTCGCTTGCTTATAACGCATGCGCCAAAATCGCGGCTAAGCTCGAGGACGTGTATCAGGACATGGACTTACTGAGTGAGAATATGCTCCCCGATACGATGGATCTAACGCACCTGATTAGATACGGAACAGAGAGAGGTATTGAGTATGCTTACGCTACTGCTCCGATAGTTAAGGGCGTATTTTTGCAAACTATTGAGATGGGTACGCAGTTCACTTGTTCTGATTATACCTATACAGTAACAGGAGTTATCGACGCTGTTACTTATCAGTATCAATTAACTTGTGATACTCCTGGTGTGGATGCTAATGCAACAACCGGAGCGTTAACGCCTGTTGATTATATTGATGACTACTTAGGTGGTAGCATTATCGAAGTGCTTGTTGAAGGTACTGCAGATGAGGACGAGGAAGAATATAGAAACAAGATACTTTCATCGTTCAAGGCTACTGCGTTTGGTGGTAACAAGGCAGATTATAGGAACTTTATAAACGCGATAACCGGTGTTGGTGGTTGCAAACCGCTAAGAAGGGCAGCGGGGAGCGATCATATTGATATCTATGTTATATCATCCGGATATATCGTTCCTTCTAGCGCTCTGATTGATGATATACAGACCGCTGTTGACCCGACAGTCAACGCTGGAGAGGGCGATGGTATGGCTCCGATATGTCATACCGTAATTATCAGCCCTGTTGGTTCTGTTACTTGCGACATCTCAACAACATTAACGCTTGATACAGGCTACACTGTTGAGGGTGTTCAGCTTGCAGTTGAGGCGGCTATTGAGAGCTACTTGGAAGACTTAAGAGCCGAGTGGCAGGATAACGAACTTAATGCAATGACAGTCAGAATAGCGCAGATTGAAGCTAAGGTGTTAACCGTTGAAGGTGTGCTTGACATAGCAGATACCGAGATTAACGGAGATGCAGATAACCTTGTTGTAACTTATGACAAGATACCGCTATTAGGGGAGGTGGTGCTGAGTGTTTAACGCACCGCAGATTATAACCCAGATACCCGATATCGCTCAGTTGTATGAGATTAACGAAGACCAGTGTGAAGCTCTTGACGATGCAGTTCAAGAGCTTGACGATGACTTGTTCTTATCGGATATGCACGAAGGTTTTGTTGAGAGGTGGGAGGGCATCCTAAAAATAACACCTAACGCTACAGACACACTTGACGAGCGTAGGTTCAGAGTTAAGACAACGATGATGGATAAGTTACCTTATACCATTCGAGTTCTTGACGGTAAGTTATCCGAGTTATGTCCGGGTGGTTATGAGATTACTCTTAACTCCAATAAGACACATCTCAACATAGCAATAGCAATTAGATCTCAATCGAGCATTAACGATGTAGTAGAACTCGTCGAAAAGATGCTCCCTCTTAATATGACGTACGAAGTAAGCGAACTGTTCAGCAGATATGGAGCTTTAACTTCATATACACATCAGCAGTTATCAGCTTACACGCATCAAGAGATTAGAGAAGATGTAACACTATAAGGAGGTAAGCAATGACAACAACCACGAATCTAAACTTAAAAAAGCCAGACGCTGACGACTTCTACAACGTTGAAGATATGAATGACAATTCAGATATCTTAGACACAGAAGTTAGCAAGCGCGCGGTAGGAGAAGGCTTGACCTTCTCAATTCACAATGGATGCCTGAGGGTATCTTATGACGATGGAGAATAGGAGGATTAAAAATGGCAATTCAAAGTATTGATATAGCAGATAAGACTACGCTTGACTCAGTTAAGCAAGATACAACGGCTATACTTAATGGGATGGGTAGCGGCGGAGCTGCTACACCTAAACTTATCATTGTGGACAGTGATAGTTCAATGGCGGGCAGGGTGCTCACCATATATGATGACAACAACTTATACAGCCACACTGTTACATTTCCGGCAGACGATAGCAAGGTTGAGGTAGACCTTGATTATCTCGGCACCTGGCATGTAAGTTACACCAATTCGAGCAGCATAACAGTAGTAAAGAACGTCGATGTCGATACAGTCGGCGGAGTTCTGCTTTCTGTATCTGCTACAATATGCTCTTGGGCTACCGGATCAGACGCAGAGATTGCACAGATGGTTGCCCTTGCAGACGCGGGCGTTATTAACTTAGCAGACTATTGGCATGTAGGAGATGAGCGAGAGGTTACACTTTCTGCAATGGCTGCAACCGGCGTTGGTGAGTCACATGTTGAGCAGACAGTTACTCTTGTACTTATGCACGCAGGCGGTAAGACTCTTAACACTCCGACCGAAAGTGGTAGAACTACTTGCTCATTCGTTGTCGGTCTTAAGGACAGCTTGAAGGAAAAAGGCTACATGAACAGCTCTAACACCAATACGGGCGGATGGACTTCAAGCGCTCGTAGAACTTGGTGTAACTCGGTATTCAAGGGCGCATTGCCTGTTAATCTCGCACCTATCTTTAAGCAGTTCGAGAACAAAACTTCTGCAGGTAACAAGAGTACAACTATCACGACCGACGTTGATTGGTTCGCTCTTCCTGCGGAGATTGAGATATTCGGTTCAACAACTTATTCAGCCTCAGGAGAAGGAACACAGTTCACTTGGTATGAGACTGCAGCTAACCGCATTAAGAAAGTAGACGGTTCGGCTTACGCCTGGTGGGAGCGTTCTCCTTATACCAGCAACACGGCTACCTTTTGCTATGTCAACGGCGACGGTAGTGCCTCCGGCTACAACGCGAGCCTCACTCTTGGGCTTGCGCCGTTCGGCTGCATCTGAATCCCGAATCCAAAATCGGCGACGAATGTCGCCACCAAGAACTTATTAACTTGCAAACATACGCGCCGAGCACCCTAGTTCGGCGCGAGATTATACGAAATATTAGAAGAAGGAGGGCCCTTAAATGTCTGTAGTTAGTTGGAAGAGAAACGAGTCTAAGGTGGAATACTTATACAAGACTTATGAACTCAACCTCTTGATTGCTCGTATCGTAGCGAGTAAGTCTAAGAAGTATAAGGCTAACTATGGAGATACCCTTATTAAGAACGGGCTTGACGCTCTTAAGCATTTAGAGATTGCTA